CTTATTCATATTTGTATTTGAAGTTTGTTGTTAGAGATGCATTTGATATAATAGAAGTAGAACAAGCATTAAAAGAGTATGATAAAGCAAGAGTTAATATAGATGCAGTATATCTAATGCCTGAAGGTGGTACAAGTGATGGTATGAAATTAACAGAATATGAAGTAGCACAACTAGCATTAAAACATGGTTATAAGTATAGTCCTAGACTACATATAAATCTCTTTGGAAATGAGTGGGGTACATGATGGCAGGAAAAGATGTGAGAAAAAGAGGTCGTTCAGGAGCAAGAGGTATACCTAAAGTTGATAAAGTACTAGATAAGGAGATGTTTATAGATCAATATACAGATGAAAACGGAAAACATATTCGACTTGGAAAGTTTAGACTTTCACATGAAGTTAATAATTTATTAGCAAACATAGCTTATCAGTTAAAAGTTTCAAGGTCAGAATTGGTAAGAACATTATTAGAAACTTATGTAAGACATTATCAAGAAGCTAAAGAAGTAAGTGCTAGACCATATTTAACACCAGCACTTTCTATTGAGTCTTGGTTACAAGAAAGAAATGATTTTACTATTTTAATGAATCAACTCAAAGAACAAAATAGGTTGATTCAAGAAAACTCAAAATCACCAGAAGTTAAAGTGATGTCAACACAAATGGCTATACTAGCCCAAATGTTAAACCTTACAAATAAGAATGTGATATGAATAAATATAATTATTATTATGATGAGTATTTTAAAGATGTTAAAGATATAGTAGACAGGTATAAAAAAGTTCCTAGTCTACATATTGTTGGTGTCCATCGTGGTTCACTACCTATAGCTGTTCATTTAAGTAATGTGCTTGAATGTCCCATGAGTATTGTTAAGTTTCAACACATGGATGGTAATGATAAAAAAGCAGAGTGGTTATTAAACCTTACAGATGATGTTAGTATTAGACCAGACAAATGTAAACAGTTTTTTCCTAGATTACTTGTTATAGATGATGTTTATGATACTGGTACAACCTTTAGAGCTATTAAAGAATTACCAGAATTTCAAAATAATCCTGACTATTGTTTACTTGCATTATTTGGAAATAAAAATGATGATGATGTTTCTTATATACATGAACAACTTTATAGGTGGATTGTATATCCTTGGGAAAGAGTAGCAGGTGGATTATGAAATATCAAAGTACAAAAACTTATGGTAATGATAGAGGTTTGAGTTGTTGTTTTAGGCAATGGAGAGCAGACCATAGCCATTGTAGCTTATTACACGGATATAGTCTGGGATTTCGTTTTGTTTTTGAATCAGATACTTTAGATGAAAGAAATTGGGTTTATGATTTTGGTGATTGCAAATGGATTAAAGAATTTCTGGAAGATACTTTTGACCATACCTTAGTTATTGCAAGTGATGATCCTGAGGTAGAATTATTTAAAGGTTTATATGAGAAAAAGGTGTGTAAGCTTTGGGTATTGGATAATGTTGGTTGTGAAAAGTTTGCAGAACTGGTATATGTATATGTAGCACCAACCCTTAAAGAAAAAACAGAAGGGAGAGTTAGTTTACATAGTGTTGAGTGTTTTGAGCATGGAGCTAATAGTGCAATTTATTTAGGTTAATTGAGAGGAGTTTATATAATGAAAATATCTGAAAAGATTAAAGCTGCATTGACTGACGGTTATCTAGCTAACGATACAATCTATGATGTGATTAATGATGATGATAGAAAAGAACTTATAGAAGAGGTTGCAGAATCATTTCAAGGTGTATTGAATTCTTTGGTTATAGATACGAAGAATGACCACAATACACAAGAAACAGCTAAACGTGTAGCAAAAATGTTTGTCAATGAAATATTCCGTGGCAGATATTATCCCCCGCCTTGTGTTACTGCATTTCCAAATGCAAAGCAGTATGACCAGATTTATATGTCTGGCCCTATAACAATTAATTCAACTTGCGCACACCATTTCCAAGCAATTTCTGGAAAGGCATATGTTGGAATCTTCCCTGGCCAGAAGGTTATTGGTTTATCCAAGTTCAATCGCATGGTTGATTGGGTTGCATCAAGACCACAAATTCAAGAAGAAATGACTGAACAAATCGCAGACATGATTGAGAAAGAAACCGAAGCAAAAGGTGTAGCTGTTATTGTTAAAGCAGAACATTTTTGTATGACTGCTAGAGGTGTCAAAGAACATGAGAGTGATATGGTAACATCTGTTGTTCGAGGTATTTTCCGTGAAGAACCAGCAACAAAGGCCGAGTTCTTTTCTTTGTTAAGTAATATGAAAGGGATGAGATAATGACAGCGTATAGTAAAAAGATTTCAAATTTTTCTATGAAGCAAACATATAAAAAAAACACTTATGATGATAAACGTAGTCGAGATGTTATGTGTGATGACCTTCAGAGAAGGTTTCCTAATTTAGATATAAGAATAAATGGAAAGTATGATTTTTGTGATTTGGCTGCTTATGACAAAGATGGTAATTTGGTATGTTTTTTTGAATTAGACCATACCAATTCACAAACTTTACATTGGCCATGGTATTCTATACTTGAAAGGAAAATAGAAAGTATGAATGAAATGAACCAAATTGCACCCGTAAATATGGTTTGGATAACTTCTCAATTAACACAATATAGAATGTTGCCATTGTTTCTTGTACCAAATTGGAAAAATTATCCTTTAAAAGTGATTCCATATAAAAAAAATGAAGATATTGAAAACTTGGTACATCCAGACGATTTTCATATCAGAATACCTTTTAAAGATTTAAAGACAAATCCTATTTATACTGTAGGAGAATATTAATGGTAAACATGGTAACTAGTGGTAAACAGAAAGCTACTGGTAAATCTGTTTTATTATATTCTGGTGGCATGGATAGTTTGATGTTTGACTATTTAATGAAGCCTGATGTATTATTGTATATTCCAACTGGCAGTGAATATGAAATGATAGAAAGTAGTAAAATACAATTACTTGGTAAATATGGTTATTTGGATGAAGATAAATTGGTTGTTTTATCCCGTGTTTTAAATTTAAGTCAGTTTGAACGTGATGACGCAATTGTTCCAAATCGTAATGCACACTTGATGTTGTTGGCTTCTATGTATGGTGAAAATCTAATACTTGGAAGTGTTCAAGGAGATAGGTCATTTGATAAAGACCCAATTTTCTATGATAAAATGACAGACTTGTTAAATCATATGTGGAAGGAACAACATTGGACTGAGGAACGTGTTTTTAAAGTTAGTTCTCCATATAAAGATAAAACAAAGACGGAGATTGTTAAAGAGTATCTGGAAAAGGGTGGAAGTGCAGACGCATTACTGCTTTCATGGAGTTGTTATGATCCACAATCAAGATTTCTTTTAGACCCCGAAAGGGCTTGTGGATGGTGTAAACCATGTTTTCGTAAATGGATTTCACTTCATAATAACAATATAAATATTCCAGAAGATTATTATGCAAACAATCCATGGGAAGCTCCATGGCTTGAAAAGTTAATTCCTTCTGTACTTGAAAAGAATTATCGAGGAAAAGAAGATTATGATTGGTGTGAAGCCTTAACAAGTAAAGGAGTTATATGAAAGACGCAATATATATACCAGCTTATAGTGATGGTTTAATGACATTATTGGAAAAAAGTGATAATGACATTAAAGAAGATTATCAAACTGATTTTGATAAAAAGAAATCGTTAAGGATTTATAAAAAAGATAATGATTCTTATTTCAAGAATTATTTTATGTTAATCTCAGCTGGTACATCACATAAAAGAGAAAACTTTAGAAAAACAATACAAGCTGAAGATGCTATGGTATTTGTTGATAGTGGAGGATATCAGTTAGCACATTCAACGGTTAATACTGTAAAATATACAGATGATGTAGCATTGAAATGGTCAGAACAGAATGGTGATATGTTTCCAATTCTTGATAGGCCTACATTTACTCTTGGAATGATGAGAGATGGAAAACCAGTGTCACCTTATAAAGATTATCAAGAATGTTTGGATTTGTCAGTAAACTCTGCAAGACATTATGCAGAACATAGGACACGTTCTGATGCAAAAATCTTAAATGTTATACAAGGACAGACCATCCCACAGGTTAAGAAGTGGTATGATGAAATAAAGAAGTATCAGTTTGAGGGTTGGGCATATGGTGGTACTAGAGGCAATTTAGGTCGTATTGTACCTGCAATATTGTTTTTAATCAAAAATGGTGAGTTTGATAGATCAGAATGTAAGTATTTTCATATTTTTGGTGTTACTTCAAATGAGAGTATGATTTATTTTCAATATCTTCAAATGTTGTTAAATAAGGCTGGTATTGATATACAGCTTACATATGATTCTACTTATTGGAATAGAACTTGTGTTTTTGGTGGTTATTTTACAGAAGCTAGATATATTACTGGTACAGGTATGGCATCTATGAGTTGGCCTAATACCATTGATTATAAAAAATTATCAAAAGATTTTAAGATGCCATGTCATTGTCCAATTTGTGAAGATTTAGGAGATGTTTATTCATTTTTTAATCATTATAAGACTGATAAAGATGGAAATGAAAAAATATCATTTAGAGATTTTAATATGAGTATAGCTTATCATAATTTATATTTGCAATTAGAGTATCTTGAAAATGTTACAAGAATTTTAAAGTCAAATATGAAAGAAATTTATTTAGAGTTTTTTCCAAAGAAAATATATGACAACTTGATCTTTTTAGATGAAGTATTCAATAATATGTCAAAAGATTGGGAATGTGAGTTAAATAATAGATTTTTAAAAATTGAAGATAATGCAGATTTGCTTAAGTTTATGTGATGAAAAATATTTTCATGGGACACCTTTTGAGACTTATAAATAAATTATGTAAAGGGGGTAAAACGATGGAAGAAAAAGACAAGCCAAAAAAACCAGTCACACCTAGTGATTTAGCTAAAAGTGATGATAAATCTAAAGAAGAACCTAAAGATACAGATGTGCCTAAGTTTGATGAAAATGGACATCTTTTTATTGACCTTTCTATAGATGATAGTGCCTTGGTTGTTAGGAATGATGGCTCTATTGAATTGATTAGTCACGATTTAGAGAATTCAGATGAGGGTTATGTTGGTGATGTTGAAGATTTAAATAAAACATTTTCGTTGGTGTTAGCGTTAGCATCAGCAATAGAGGATGAAGATTTATATAATCGTATATTCCATAATCTTAATATGACATTGATGCGTAAGTGGGACAATATGCCTGATAATATTAAGAATGATATTATTGAAAAAAGAAGTAAAATTGATGAAGAACGTGATGAAGATGAAGAGGTAGAAAAGAAAAAACGTGTTGACGAATTTCGTAAGCGAATGAGTAAATATAAAGATAGATTTCTTGATGATGCTGAGGAAGAAAAAAGAAAGTTGCAACAGGATATAAAAGATGAAGAAGATTTTCATAGAAGGTATGGAAGTCAATTTGGTGAAGACCATGAACGTCCAGATCACATGGCAGGGCCTGAGAATATGTTTGAACGAATGGAGTCACGGCCTAAAAAGAAGATTAAGAAAAAGAAAGCTTCTTTGCCAAGGGCAGGCACACATTGGAATCCATACGATGAAACATTGAAAGCACATTTTAGAGATTGGCAATCTGATGAACCTCCTAAAGAAGAGGAAGACTAAATGAATCCCTTTGAGTATGCACATGATTTGATTACAAAAGAAAAGTATGACTCTGATATACCTGATAGGAAAGACTATAAGCAGTTTCTTCTTAACAGAACCTTGTCATATCACAATGACCTGATTCACTATATCAATGAGTTGAATAGATACCCTGATATAAGTGATAAAGGTCACTATGATTTTATCAATGCAGCTGTACCAAAACAAAAGAGACAAAAGAAGTATTGGGTTAAGGGTAAGAAGTATGAGAACATGGAAGTTGTAAAAGAGTATTATAAGTATAGTACAGACAAATGTATTACAGCCTTGTCAGTTTTGACTGACAAGGATATTAAAAACATACGAAATAAACTATTCAAAGGTGGTAGTTCTTAATATTATAAATAACTATATTATGTATTATATCTATTATTGAAGCTGATTTGAAAGGAACACAAAATGAATGAGAATGTTAAATGGTCAATCGAAGACATGATAGAAGTTCGATTGAAAGAAGATGATGATTTTTTGAAAGTTAAAGAAACCCTCACACGAATTGGAATAGCATCACGCAGGGAAAAGAAATTATTTCAATCTTGCCACATACTCCACAAACAAGGTAAATATTATATTGTTCATTTCAAAGAGCTCTTTGCTCTTGATGGCAAACCTACTAATATTTCCGAGAACGATCTTGAACGTAGAAATACAGTTGTAAATCTTTTAAACGAATGGGACTTGGTTGAAATTGTTTCACCCGAAAAAGCACAACCAACTACTAGTATTCGTCAAATGAAAATTTTACCTTTCAGTGAAAAGTCTGAATGGGATTTACAAGCTAAGTATACGATTGGTAATGTTTCTATTAAAACCACAAAAGAACCTAAAGAAAAACCTTTTGAAATAAATGATGATGATTTTGCTTTATGATTAAAAGTATTTTATTATGTATGTGTTTTATTTTGTTTACTGGATGTTCATCTATCGGAGAACTTGTTTTAAATACAGCTGCAGGTGCTCTTGGAAATATGTTAGATAGAAGAATTGACGAACCAACTGAAAATGAAAAGGAGAAAAAAGATGAATGTGAAGATTGTAAAGATGATAAGCGGTGAAGAGCTTATTGGTGAGTTTGATGAATTAACTAGAACAATAACTAATCCAGTTGTAATGATTCCAGTGAGCAAAGAACAGATTGCTTTCCAGCCATGGATGCCATATTCCGAAGATAAAGAATATACACTAAAAGAAGAATCTATTAATGTAGTAGCTACTCCTAGTTCTACTATTATGAATGAATATAGCCGTATATATGGCTCAGGTATTGTTGTACCTACTGATACAGGGGGCATTATCTCATAACTTCTTCCTTGTATTATGAACCCTCTTTTGATATAATATATACACTATGAAATTTTATACTTATGCTAGTCAGGTTTTCAATAAGATTTATGTGCGTGAAATAGATAATAAAGGTGAGGAATACTCTGAAACTGTAAATTTCAAACCAACCTTATACGTCACCACTCCAAGAGAACAAGCAACCTTTAGAAGTTTAGATAATAAACCTTTAGGTGATGTTACATTTGGCTCAATAAAAGAATGTAAAGACTTTCTTGAGCAATATGATAATGTAACTAACTTTAAAGTTTACGGAAACAAGAATTTTGTTTTTCAATATCTTTCTGAAGAATATGCTGATGATGTTCAATGGGACAAGTCTAAAATATTAATTTACACGATTGATATTGAAGTTGCTTCGGATAATGGATTTCCAGATATCCGATTAGCTAACGCACCCATAACATCTTTGACTGTTCATAATAGCATCAGCGATGTTTATTATGTTTTTGGTACAGGTGAGTATACTCCTAACGATCCCGAAAAAACAATAAAGTATTTTCGTTCAGATAACGAAGAAGAAATGATGGAACTCTTCTTAGGTTGGTGGAAATATAATCCGCCACATATTGTTACTGGCTGGAATTGTAAGTTTTTTGATATTCCTTATATCGTTAATAGACTGAAATACCTTAACCTTGAATATAAACACCTTTCCCCTATAAACAGAGTAGTCGATAGGAATGTAGTTATCGCAGGCCGTGATAATATGTTTTATACTATTATAGGTGTATCGACATTGGATTATATTGACTTATATAAGAAGTATACCTATAAAGTTCGTGAATCATATCGTCTGGACTATATTGGCCAAGTTGAGCTTGGTATGGGTAAAGTCACTGATGAGCAGATGCAAGGTTATGACTTATATAAGACAGATTACCAGAAGTTTATCGAATATAATATTAAGGACGTTGAGATTGTAAAGAAACTTGACGATAAGATGAAGTTGTTGGATTTAATCATAACTATAGCTTATGAGTCTAAGATTAATTTTGAGGATGTTTTTTCTCCGGTAAAAACTTGGGAAACGATTATTTACAATTTCTTGAAAGACCAGAATATTGCTGTACCACAGAATCGCCATAGAGGTGAATCAAAGGGTATTGAAGGTGGATATGTAAAAGACCCACACTTAGGATTACATAAATGGGTTGTATCGTTTGACTTGAATTCACTTTATCCACATTTGATTCAGCAATACAATATTAGTCCAGAAACCATATCACACGATGAGGTTTTAAAGATTAAGTATAATGATGGTGTTGATGGTTTGTTAGAAAAAAGATTAGATACAAAATATCTCAAAGAAATGAATATGACCTTGACTCCGAATGGTCAGCACTTCTCTACAAAACGCCAAGGGTTTTTACCAAAGTTGATGAAGGCCATGTATGATGAAAGAGTTATTTACAAAAAGAAAATGCTTGAAGAGGAGCAGAGATTAGAAGACGGTAATTACAAAAATAAAGAAGAGGTTGTAAATAATATATCAAAATTTAATAATGTCCAGATGGCTAAGAAGATTCTTCTTAATAGTGCTTATGGTGCGTTAGCAAATCAATATTTCTTATATTACTCCCCCGAACAGGCTGAAGCAATTACCATGTCGGGGCAGTTGTCAATTCGTTGGATTGAAAAGTATATAAATAGATTCATCAACGATTTATTAAAAACGGGAGATACGGATTATGTTATCGCATCGGATACGGACAGCATATACATCACGTTTGATAAACTGGTTAATGAAGTGTGGGGAGAGGGAGCTGAGACTGAAAAGGTTATTCCCTTCTTGGACAAAATGTGCAAGGATAAAATTGAACCATATATTAGTGAGTGTTATCAAGTTCTTCATTCGTATGTAAATTCATACGAGCAAAAGATGGTGATGAAAAGAGAGTCGATAGCTGACAAAGGTATTTGGACAGCTAAGAAAAGATACATTTTAAATGTATATGATTCTGAGGGTGTAAGATACAAAGAACCTAAATTAAAAATTATGGGTATTGAGAGTGTTAGAAGTTCTACTCCGCAATGGTGCAGAGAGAACATACAATCGTTGATAAACACTATTATCAATACAGACGAGCAAACAGTAATACAAGCTATTGAAGATTTTCGTGAGGTATTTAAAACTTTAACTTTTAAGGAGATAGCTTTTCCTAGAGGTGTCAAAGGACTTTCTAAATACAAATCTTCAAAAGATATTTACATCAAGGCAACACCTATTCACGTTAGAGGTACGTTGTTGTTTAACCATCAACTCAAGGAGAGAAACTTAACAAAGAAGTATCAGTTAATCCGTGATGGTGAAAAGATTAAGTTTGCATATTTGAAAGAGCCAAACATACTCGGTGAGAATGTGATTGCTATTGCAACCGTCTTGCCGAGTGAGTTTGGTTTAGAGAAGTATATTGATTACGACTTACAATTTGATAAATCATTCTTACAGCCAGTTAAAAATATATTGGATGTTATCGGGTGGAAATCAGAGAATATAAGTTCTTTAGAATCATTTTTTGGGTGAAAGGAGATAGATTATGGCAGTAAATAGTTTAGTTAAACAGCTTATAAAGGAGAGTTCAAATGATATGGCGTCAGCTGTATCCGCTGGGATTCTTGGTGATTGCAATACTTTTTTGGATACGGGGTCTTTTTCTTTAAACGCCTTGTTATCAGGCTCTATGTATGGTGGTATTCCATCAAACAAGATTACCTGTCTAGCAGGTTCTGAATCCGTAGGTAAAACATTTTTTGCATTGAGTATAGCCAAGAACTTTTTGGATACTAATAAAGAAGGTATTATTTTATATTGGGAGAGTGAAGGTGCGTTGACTACAGATATGATTACTGATAGGGGTATAGATACAGATAGGTTTATTATATATCCAGTAGCAACTGTAGAAGAATTTAGAACGCAATGTGTAAAAGTGATAGAGGGAGTTCCTAAAGAAGCTAAGGTTATGATATTCTTAGATTCACTTGGAAATCTTTCTACATTAAAAGAGATGGGTGATGTTGCTAGTGGTTCTGATAAAAGAGATATGACAAGAGCTCCAGTTATCAGAGGAACTTTTAGAACACTTGCATTGAAACTATCTGTAAAAAATATTCCTCTTATCATTACAAATCACACCTATGATAAAGTTGGTAGTATGTTCCCGTCAAAAGAGATTTCTGGTGGTGGTGGAATCAAGTATGCAGCTTCAGTTATTGTTACTCTAGGAAAACGTAAAGTCAAAGAGGGAACTGAAGTGTTAGGAAATATTATCAAGTGCAAACTAGTTAAAGGTAGATTTACAAAAGAAGAAAGTATTATAGAAACACATTTAGATTATCAAACTGGTTTGGATAAATATTTTGGCTTAGTTGCTATTGCAGAAAAATATGGAATATTCAAAAAGGTTTCTACAAGATTTGAAATGCCAGATGGAACTAAAGCATTTGAAAAAGCAATAGTGAAAAATCCAGAAAAATACTTTACTGATGACATAATGAAACAACTTGAAGAGGCTGTGTTTCAAGAGTTTAATTATGGTAGTCGGAAGGAAGAAAAGGATGAGTCCTAAATTATTAAATATTGTGTGGATGTTTGTAGGAATTTTATTAATAGGTGGTATTTATTGCTTATCATACTACAATGTTGATGAAACAGTGGTAAGTGAATCTAAAAACTTTATGGAATTTGTGAGGGCTGTATTGCAATGATGGTAATGAGTAATAATGATTTACAATCTACATTTAATGCATGGATAGTTTATCAAGGTATCTATGCACATTTTACAAGAGAGTATGATTATTTTAAGTATAATGGAAAGGGAAATTGGAATAATATTGATTCAATGCAAAGGAGTTTTGCTAAGCAAGAAAAGAATGGAAACTTTTCTATGCAAAGAAAGATTTTCAAAGATATTGGAAAAACTTTTGATAACAAGGAAGCATTGATATTTTTCTATCTTTCACAATTTACGAATGGAATTGTTTATCCGTCACATTTTGATACGGATTTGTATGATGAATATACGGGAAGAATGAATAATTTCAATTTCCAAATTCAACAGGATATAGGTGAAATTTTAAAATGTATGAGGGAATACGAAAAGAGCTTTGATGAAATCTTCATCACAAATAGCATGAATCACCCATATATATTAAAATTGAGCCTATCTAATAGGATATCATTGGAAACCTTTGCTGTATTGGATATGGTACTTAATTTCATACCAGAGGTTGATAAGTATCTCAAAGACCCTATATGGCAAGATCACAAGAAGTTGGTTTTGAATTATAAGCCATTCTTAGAAGTAGATGTTGTAAAACAAAAGAAATTAATAAAGGATGTTTTGATGAAAGGGTAAGATGCGAACTGAAACTTTGATATTAGAGAACCTTATATATAATGAAAACTATTCAAGCATTGTCGGTATATTCTTACAACCAGATTATTTCAAGGAGAACGCTGAGAAGCAAATCTTCATAGAAATACAAAAACACATTTCGGAGTTTAACAAAGCTCCAACAAAAGAAGTACTATCAGTCAAGCTAAACAATAGAGAAGATTTGAATGAAGTTGCATTTAGTAAATGTAATGAAGTTTTGCAAACTCTTAATGGTAAAACTGATGATGAAGAATGGTTAACAAAAGAAACAGAGAAGTGGGCAAAAGACCAAGCAGTATACAATGGTATTGTAAAAAGTATTTCAATCTTAGAAGGTAAAGATGATAAAAATTCTAAGGATTCAATACCAGAAATTCTTACAGAAGCATTAGCTATTTCATTAGATAAAAGTGTTGGGCATGACTATTTGGAAGATGGTGATGATAGGTGGGAATTCTATCATAAAAAGGAATCTAAAATTCCTTTCAAAATGATTATGCTTGATAAGATTACTAATGGTGGCATCTCACCAAAAACTCTTACAGTATTATTGGGTGGAACAGGAGTCGGTAAAACATTAGTTAAAACTCATTTGGCTAGTCAATATCTAAGACAAGGAATGAATGTTTTATATATTACTATGGAAATGGCAGCAGAGAGAATTGCTGAAAGAGTTGATGCAAACTTAATGGATGTTGAACTGAATGATTTACACCTGATGCCTAAAGATACCTTTGAGAAAA